GTCTTTTTCAGATCAATTGCTTGTTCTGTTTGGTCAATAGCCAATCCCAATAATTCACCATAAAATCTTTGAGCAACGATTTTGGTTTCAAGTTTATTAACTGGGTTTTGCATAACCAAATGCGGTACAAGTGTTCTAATTGTGTGAAATATCAGGTTGATTGGTTGATCCCCCGATAAGCCAAATTGCTTTGCGTAATATTGCCCAACGGCTTCTTTGATGAACATGGCTCTGGCACGGCGGTATCGCTTACCTCGCTCGAAACCTCTTTTTACCACGTTTTGTAATTTAATGGGAATTACTTCTTCTGGCATTGTTTTTCCTCACCATTGATATATTGAATCAGCAAACAAAAACATTGAGGACAATAAGCATCTGGTATACTGAAATATCCATGTTCGTTTATATCAAGATCAATGATTTTATCAAATTGTTTGCACATTGAACATTTAATATGAAGTTTTACTGTTTTCATTTCAAAACCTAAACGGTTTTCTCCACTTCTTACTTTTAGCAGCTTTCTTTTGCTGCATTGCTTTATCATATCGAGCACCCCAGGATCTTTTCGGAGCTTCTGGGTCTTTGCGTTTACCTTTGGGCATATCTTTATCTTCAAGTGTCAAAGCATCAGCCATCACTCTATCACCGTGAGTTTTTCTTGCAGAAGCACTCTCCTCTACTAAAAAGGCAGGACCTACTCCGCCATTGTTATAATGAATATAGTATTTTGCTTCTTCCAATGCTTCTTTAGAGTGATTAATATATCCACCGTGAGCCAGGATTCTATCATACATTGACAATAATTCAAATTTACTCTGAGGACTTGTATGGAATCCATAACTCTGAACTTTTTTATCAACAATCTGCCCCGGTTTTATTTTTCTATAAAAATATGGATACTTAAATTGTTTTACTACAATTCTACCAAAATCCCAACCGGGACCATTATTCTCCCATTTTAAAAACGGTAATTTACGTGGGGGTCTACCACCACACCAAATAGCTAATGCTATCGCAATCCGGGCCATATCATAAGGTGGTGTATTGGCATCGCACCATTCAGCGATTTTTTCTCCAGTTTCTTTACATTTAATTGAAATCACTGAATTAGATGCTCCTTGTCCTTTGCCAATATCTATACCAAATATATATGTTTTAGACTGATCTGGTCGGCCCATCGTCAATTGAGTCCATACTTTCAATGGACCTTTACTACCTTTTTTTACTACAACTTTAGTAAGGTCTTTTCTACGAAAGATACTATTTATTTGATCATTTGCTATACCAGCTTTAAAATGTACGTGATACCGTGATCTTGGTTCCCTTGCAAATAAGGCTCTGTGTTTATCAACACTTGCTATATTAAAAAATACCGCACCAGATTCAATATCTTGTCTTAGCACTTCTCGTGCGAGTTCCTGTGGTGATCGTACTTTTGCTTCAATATCAAACCAGGGAGATCTTATCTCATAACTGCTATCTTCTTTCTGGTGTATATAACGCCCTTTACCTTTTTCTGGGTGTTCTTCAAATGGCAACACAAAAACTTTAATAGTGCCATCATGTTTCCAGCGACTATATTCAGTACCAGCACCAGCAGGTGTTGAATTTATGATACGTATATAGCAAGCATCTCTTGTAGCCGATCGCATAAGTTGCCCATGTTCTACTTTAGCAAACTCATCAAGTAAACCAATTAAGCGTCTGTCACCTGATGCTGCGTGTTCCGTAGTTGATTCACCATCAATACAACTACCATTAAGTATGTTGAGCATGTGCATCTTGGTCCTGTATTTACTACCCAACATTATACCAGGCGGAACCATCCAATCTGGAAGCCAAGCATTTAGATAATCGTGTTTCTGGAACAATGCTTTCATATTACCCGTTTGATCCACATAGTCCTGGGTACGTGACATTTCTAAAATTTGACTATCTGGTCTAAACAACCATATATAATGATTGAAATTAATACAGGCCCAACTCGCTCCCATATCACGACATTTATCAATGAGAATATCTTCTCCGACTTTTAGGTGATGCTCAAATGCGTTAAACAATTCATCCTGAATTTCCCAACTTATAAATGGATTATGCGGTTGTATTGCTTCAGTTCGCTCACCAGTTTCAGGATCTACATCAAATTGGTGATATGTCCAACAAAAAGTATTTATCCAGAATAACAAAGATTCTTTACAGGCAGCAAGCAAATCACGCTGTAAGATTAAATCACTCTCTGCTTCTTTAAGCAAATTATCTCGCCACTCGATATTCTCTAACTCGAATTTCGGAATTAAAAGACCAGTTTTAGCATCTTTCCAATATCGTGGGACATTAGGAAACGGTTCTGGCAAACTCGGTTTGAGTTCCTCAATTGCTTGCATTTTCTAATTTCCCGGCCTTAGCAATTCGTTTTGCTCCCTGTTCACTTACTTTATCTGCTGCTGTCATCTTGCCAGCACCCTCAGCAGCTATCATCGGTGCTCTACCTTCCATGCGGTCAAGAATCATTCCCATCATGCCCCTATCAGGTAAATGATTTATCTCTGCCCGTTTATCACCAATACCCTGATATTCTTTGTACCCAAGTGCCATCTGCCATATTTTTCTGGCGAGTGCCTCGGCTTTAGTTGTCATTGTATCAACACCATCAGCACCCTTAATCATTTCTGTTTCTTCTTCGGCAATTTCTCTTAGATGCTGACTAAGCAGTTTACCGGCTTTGATTTTAGCACTTCTTAGTTTATTTTTCATTTCTTACGTATCTTTCTTATTGCTAATTTGCGACCAGCACTTTCCTTTAAATGCCGAGATAATTCTGCTTCTGACATTGATGCAGCTATTCGTTTAGCTACAGCACGTACTGGTTTTCCTGTACGCTTATGTGCCAACGCCGCTCCCATCGCTCCACGTTGAGCTTTAGAAACTATGGGTGTATGTTTACGTTTTGATTTCGGGCAGCCCTTTCCTGGCATTATAATCTTTTCCTTATCGCTGTTAATTCACGTTCAAGTGCTTTTTTATCAAGCTGCATATAACCAATAACTATCCGCAAGGTTAATAGATCATCCTCGATAGTAGTTGAATCAGTTATTGTACCCGTTATCTGAAGCAAACTTTCAAGTTCGAGTTTAATCTGTTTGCGATTTAATCTCGGTTGCTGTTTCATAAAGTTTTCTGCATATATTAGCCGATGTTACGATACTAAAGTTATCGCCATCCCACGTACCACCAACTAAAATCCCTATTATCTGTCCCTGTACATTAAATACTGGTCCACCGGAATTTCCCGACCAAGAAGCAGCATCAACAGTAAATAAAGGATCTTTCCCGAAGTAAAGTATCTCTCTATTTAAACCAGATACTATTCCGGTAGTTACTGTATTAAAGAAACCATACGGCGATCCTATTACAATAACTTTATCACCAATTTTTACATTATTGGAATCAGTTAGTTTGGCAATAGGCCCAAGTTCTTCTTCAAAAAATAATAAACCACAGTCGTTGTTTGGATCTATCACCCAATTAGTTGCTGCATAATCATTTCCATCTACAGTTGTAATAGTAAAATTATTAGCATCAGTAATCACATGTTCTGCTGTTAGCACAGTATGCGGCCCGATTATAACGCCAGAACCAATCCAACCATAGCTATCATTACAATCATCTACTGCTGCCTCAACATATACAACAGACGATGATACTTTACTAATCGTAGACAACAAATCATATGAAATTCTATAATCAACTCGATCTAACTGTTCCTGTAAATCCTGAATTCTATCTCGGAGAGTAAGACCGCCAAGAGCAATTATACAGATTATAAAAGCAGTTAATATACGTCTAAGCATATTAATCTCCGGGCGTAGTTAAACGTCTAATATGTAATTCTGGATTATCATCATAACCCATATAATGTAATGATGTATAATCAGCCGGAATTTTAATTATAATTGTTTCACCTGTTGGACATACCCAGATTACATTTGTATCTGTAACCGTAGTAGCTAAACCAAAAACAAAATATGATTTTCGAGAAGTAATCGCATAACTCGCTCCAGCTACTACAGCATGTTCTGTATTAGCATTTTTAGATGGTCTAAGTCTTGCTCCAGATCCAAGTGTCGGAGCACCTAAATGCGGATGCGGCGGTACACGATTTCCAACATTATCACTATGAAATACTTCCATTTTATTTTCTCCTATCTAATCATTCCACGCATATATTCTAATCAACAACAAATCTATTCCTGCTAAAGCAAATAAGACTGGAAATACGTGATAATATTCAATCCAGAGCATGATCTATCCTTATCTTGTTCGTCCGATGTCGAGCCTTCTGTAGTTCGATGTCAGCCAGATCACGCTGAATCCCTTCTTGGCTCGTTAAGCCAAGCATCTCTTTGCGAAACTCGACATAGGTCATATTTCTCGGCTCAGGAAACCTGTTATAGATCTGTCTGATCGTGGCTTCATCCATTATTTCTGTCCTCGTATAGAAATTATTATGCAGATCAGTATAGTTACTGCTATTAGTGTCGTAGTACCTAATGCAATCCAAGCTACCCAATTATAGTAGCCCATTATCCCTGTCTCCTATAACCTAAACGCCAGAGTAATCCGCCCATATCGACCGCTATACGATCTACAGCGATTTCAGTAAGTTGCCAATCCTCTGCGTGGATCATTTCGTGGATCAATATGATCAATCCCTCTTTAGCTTTCCGTCCTGATCCGCATGGTAGGCCGTCTGGAAGGCGAATTCCCGGATATTCTGCTGGATCTGGTCGTCCGGGTTTATCACAATAGCCACAATACGGCTCATCCACAGTGATATGGAACTTTTTCCCTGCGAATCGATGTGTTCGGACTGTTTTTTTAGCTGCCATAGTCGTTAAAAAAGACCTTCCTCTGTACTGCACGCAAATATCCATGAATACGCAATAAATCTTGTACTATTCCACATATTTTAGTATAAAATTAGTATTTAGTTGGTAATTGTGGTGATTCTGGTAATTTTACAGAAATTTTTTTGCGGTGGGGTCCGAATAAGGCCTTATCGGACTCCGCACATAGCCAATCGAAGGGTACTACCCTGGGGTCGGGTTATAACGATTATAGTAATCAGCGTGAGTCTGCCATTATGGCAGATGTGAAGCGTTTGGCTGCGGGGGATGTCTTAGTAAACCAATAGGAATACTTATTACACGATAATCGTTGAATCAAAACGACATACATCAATCAGCGTCCAATAACTATAACGTCTGCC